TATAAACCCTATGTCATCGCCGTCACAGAACAACCTATATACCCTGATCTCCATCTCATCCATGTAAATCCATGCGAGCATCAATGATATTAGTGTGTTTCCCAAAGCAGTATCGGGGTCGCCACTAGCCCGCTTTGCCAGTATAAGAAACTTGATGAAGCCGTCGATCAGCCGGGCAGAGCCCTTGCTTTTCAACTGCATTCTACAAAGTCTCCTAAATAGGTCATCAGCGCGGAAGTAGCTGAAGTACACTTCATGTGTGGTTTCTATAGCATCTTTCGACACACAGGACTCGAATTTCTCAGCGTCACCCATGATGGCAACGGGATCATCGAATTCCCCAAAGAACCCTGCAATAATTGCACCTCTCTGCTTTTGATTGAGACCTTTCATGACTGCATGATGGCCAAGAAAGCTGTTCAGATCTTTAAATATAACTTTTTCTAAGACACGTATATAGCGTCCCTTCTCGACTAGGAATTTGTCGTCGCGTGGATTGATGCCACGAGGCACCGGGTTAGGTTTAGTAATAAAGTCGTAGGTCTCATACTTCATAAAGAAACGAAGATCCCCGTCCGTATCGACGAGGCCATCCTCCAGTAACTTCTTCTCAGCTGCTAGATAACGAGCCTTCTTGCGACCGTGTGCAACCTGACAAAAGTCAGCTCTGCTCATTGGGTGACAATATCTCGATAACTTCGCAAATGAAGATATGAACTTCCGTGTCCTTTTCCTAAAAATCCCGGGTTCGGGCAGTGGTGGTGAGACTAACTTACCATCTAATTTACAATACATTAGTCTTTCATTCACTGCCCTAGCCGCTCCTAGCGTAGTAGCGTTGTAGGCCAGGAACCTACCACTCGGCGAGAGCCCAGAGATGGTATAGGTCTTCCTGGTTTTGGTTGTTTTTCCCTTGTATATCGTCACCTTCAAATCGGGATGGTAAGGGAAGTCGCTTTTTGGCGAATCCACCCCAGGTGTATATATAGGGCCCCCTCATTCAGCCGAAGCTGCCCTGGCGGTGGAATACCTGCCCAAGGGTTGGCTGAGGGATGGCCATTCGAAGCTCCACCAACGCGCTGTCATGGAGCTCCGGCTATTAGCAACTGACGTTGTTGCCATAAGCTGTTGTGCAAAGATTTCGTGCTCATTAGGAACAAACACTAAATTAACTGCAAGGGGTAAAATCATGTCTCTATGTTTGCGTCTCAAGTCAGTATGGGACAGAAGCTCGCTCGATATCCACCGTCTAACGACCATTACATTGGCCTTCGAGTGTTCGACGATGTTGAGTCTAGCTTTACAGTCGCTGACGAGCGCTGCCACAAATGCAGACAGATTGGTATAATCGGTTTCGGTAGTGTCTTTCTTTGAAGGTGTCTTGGATTTTGGTTTACTTACAGTTTTCCTGACATCCGACAGACATATTTCCCTACGCCTTGGTGTTGTTGTTGTGACCAGGGGATAATATCCAGTGATCCTACGCGCCTCTTCTACTTCAATTCCGTAGTCCAATAACTCTTCAAATCTCTCGAACTCTTGAGCCTCACGGTCTAAAGACGCGTTATTGCTCCTCGCTCCAAATTCTAGGAGGGACAAAATGTCTGGTTCGACGGGATCTGAAACTATCAGAGTAGTTATGTCAGCAACGTCTTGTGGTGCGTTGGCGGCCTCCAAAAATCGGCGCGCCACAGTATGGTGGTGTGTCATTAACTTATGTTTCAAAAACCTGGAAATTTTGATGCCTATGGTTCCCGTTGTGATTGCAGTCACTAAGGTTGCCACGACTTTTCCGGCGATAATCAATTCTAAAATCATGATTGCTTGAGTGTACGAAGCTCTGGTGGTCAAATAATGACCCC